ACAAGTAACCCCGTTTCCAGTGTGTCAGTTATTCCCCTTTTTCGGCTGTAACCTCGATACCGCTAAGGAAAGCGGTCATCCAGGTATAGAGCGCCCTTTTGCTTTCATATCCTCCAACACTGACACGCCGAACCCCGCCGCCATCCGTTTGGATCTCCTCCAGGGCCACTCCACCATAAGCGCCCGAGATGTGAAAATTGCCAAGGTTTGCCTTAAACTTCCCGTTTTCATCTTTGCCGTATGGTGTCTCGGGCCGGTTGAGCGCTCGGTTGATCCTCAATACTATCCGTTCAAGGTCTTTCTGTGTGATCCGGTTAGACATAATAAGCTCCTAAAGATTCAATTTTGTAGTATTCCGGGCATTCTTTCGCCTGCTTGACCAGACAATCCCAGGAGCAAAAATTGTCTCCTGCGTTGTTTGCAACCATGATTTCGGCGTGTCCGTGCAAGGGCTCGCCGCACTCCTGGCAGGTGTCTTCCGGGTCCGGCTGCCATTCCCAAGTGAAAACATTCCGGCACGCCCTGATTATAGGCTCCCAAGGCATAAGGTTTTCAATCTCCCGCGTGATATCCTCTTGTTGCTCTGGAGTTTTCATATCTTCACCTCAAAAATGTAGAAGTAAACAGTCTGCAGCCTGGCCGATACCGACAAACGGAAATATCCAGGCTGCGCCATCAATCTTTTCAGAGCTTGTCTTATAAGTGTTGTTCTCATTTGATCACCTTAACCGATTTAAAGGGCTTGTAAGTAACGCCACAACCGCCGGTCGAGCGCTTGGTTTTAATTTCTAAATGAATAGGCATTGATCCGGTAGACTTGCCGACGTTGAATCTGTACGGTTTTCCGCCGTCTGATACTTCAACACGTCGCCCTTCAAGACCGATTAATGAAGGGTTCAACCAAGCGCTTGACCGCCATCCGGTTTCTGCATTCTTTTTCCGTGCTATCTCCTGCAGCTCGGTATAATAACCATACAAGGCCATTAATTCGTTTTCTGCAGGTGGTACAGGTACAGGCTTGTTAAGCTCAATAGCCAGGCGCTTTGTAATATCAAAACAGACATCGAACCCGAGACAGGAATATCCGTGTGATTGTTCGATAACAAATAGACGTTGTTCGGTGTTAATTGTGACGTTTTCCATGATCTTGTCTCCTCAATTGATTGTTTATCTTGCCTTGCATCGCCTATCGCCCCGACCTGCAGTACATGCCAGGTCAGGGGAATAGATGAGCTAATCGGCATCAGGTTCGCCATAGGCGCTTTCAAGGGCGCAATTACAGTGTGCACAATAGTTGTCTGTACCCTCCCAGAGTATTTCGGCGCCGGCTGCTACCCAATCGGCTTGGGTATTGTGAAGGGTATTATCTGCTATGAGTTTATATTCACTCCTAGCGCAATCTCTGCAGAGCAATTCACCGTCTGCCATAACGACATAGACAGGATATCCGCCTGGCCAGGCATACGGATTGCGGATCGCGTCTTTTACTTTTTCCAGTATTTGATTTTTCATTGTCTCATTCTCCGATTAAAGTTGAATTAGTATTCGGGGCCATACTCAATCGCATAAAGCGGTCTACCGTCTGACCTGTCACATAAACAGATATTATATTGATCGTCTTCGATACCAACTTTCCGCTTGTTTGCCGTTGTCGTGTATCCGGCCCGCTTGAACCACAAACGAAAGTCTTTGTCAGTCTTCAATGATTCAAATTCTTCGTTGCTGATATCGCCTACATGATACCATTGGTTCCAATTCCATCCGCCTTCAGGTTCAGCCCAAGCATCAATAGATAAGATCTTCATTGTCTCAATCTCCGATTAAAGGTGAATGGGTTTAGTTTGATTTCTTGTGAGTGAGCACAACAGTAAAGCCCCGGATATGATCCTTTCCAAAGTATTCCTTCGGAGGACACAGGTACTTTTTGCAGGATACTACCTGATGAACATAGTGTGTCCTGATGGTTTCCAGCTGTGCATATACTCTTGCGTCTTTTGCGTGCTCGAAGAACATAGTGTGTCTCCTCAGATATTGAATTTATTCTTACAATCGTCGTCCAATTCCTCGCCATACTCATAAGCCATTATGCACATTGAACAGAGTTTAATGTCGTAGTGGTCCCATTTCCCGGTAGAAGCATCGAAGAAAGATGCTTTTGACTCATAGCAGTCATTACCCAGACGATTATTACAATTGTCGCAACCTGCATGATAAAAGCTTGCTTCCTCTTCTGACCATAATGCTGTGATAGTATCGTTGTTAATCTTCATTGTGCTACCTCCTCGAATTGCCAGACGACACAAACGGCAAAGAATGAATTGAGATGATAAAAGCCCTTGTTCTCATGCGCATTCATCGCTTTACTGATTGCATTCTTTTTGTTGTATCCTTCATATGTACCAACTAAAGATGGTTCGCCACCTATGTTGTTCTGTATTTTCTTTGCATATACTCTGTATGTTTCCATGGCCAGACCTCCTGTTAAGTGATTGACAATCAAACTGTATAATTAATAGTAAAGGACGTAACATAAAGATGCAAGGTTTTTATTGCAGGGTTTACGTTTTTATTTGTTACTCAGTTTACATGATTGCCAGGGCGCAGCTCGTGCATAGCCAGGGCGCAGCTCGTGCATAGCCAGGGCGCAGCTCGTGCATAGCCAGGGCGCAGCTCGTGCATGTATGCTCTACGCTCTACGGTCTACGGTCTGTGATCGTCGGCGCTCGGTTGCCAGGTTCGAGGGACGTAGCGGGGAGGAGCGATTTCCGAGGGAGGGGCTTGGGGGCAGGAGGGGAGAGAGGGCCACACTCACTCATGCACGCTCTTACACGAAATGAAATTTCGACCCTAAATTCCGTAAACCCCACAACATTCCCATTAATTCCGTACACTTACGAACAAAATGCCTAACCGGGGCCAACTCCACCCCCTAACCAAAAAATCCCACCACAAAATTAGCCAAGCCTAAACCCTCAATACCTAACAACGCAGCACCACCCCCATAAAGTATCACCCATCTACACTTTTTTACTTGCATTTCCTGCATAAAAACGCTACGACCTTTAGTATGAGCCTCGCAGACTACAACCTCAAGTTAGAAGATGACCTGTCCGACCTCCTCAGCGTGGAGTTCGACGACTCTGATGGCTATCCCGTTGTGGAGTTCCGCGACACGCCCCCCGCCAAACGCGGCCGCCCTCGTAAGCAGGACCTCCTCCCAGAACAATCCTCAGCCAACCAGTGGGACCCTAGGCTCATCCTCGACCTCGCCCTCGGCATTGAGGACACCAGGGATATCCTCACCCGTTATGGCCTGACCGACAACGACTACATCGCCCTCTGCGGTTCCCGGACCTTCCGGCAGGAGCTGGCGGTCACCATCCGCGATATCCATGAGAACGGCCTGCCGTTTCGCGCCAAGGCCCGGGTCCAGGCGGAGGCCTACCTGGAGGTGATCAACGACCTGGTCTACGACGACAACACCCCGGCAACGACGAAACTCGAGGCGATCAGGTCGACGGTGCGCTGGGCCAACCTGGAACCCAAAGAAGAAAAAGGACCGGACGCCGGCAGTGGCCAAACCGTGAACGTCCAGATCAACTTTTGATAACAATTATTAATTTCTAAGGAGCCCCAATGCCATCAGGATATGTCCTCACCCCCCAGACGACAGCAGCCACTTCGGAAGTCATCGACCTCACCCGCGAGCCCTTCCCGAAGACCATCTATGCAGTCGGTCCGTTCGGGGCGAACACGATCGCCGTCAATGTCGTCACTGCCGTCGATGCCAATGGCGACGCCTCGGCTGTCCTGCCCCTCTACGACGACACCGGCGCCGCGGTGACGATCACCGCCACCTCCCAGCCCCTGATGATCGAGAGTCCGATCCTGCTGCAGTTCGTCAAGACCGAGAGCGTCGGGGCCACCATCGGCGTAGCTTTGGTGGAGAAGAGTGAATGAGCAGTATCTACTACAACATATTCAAAGGGATCTGCGGCCGCTCCGGGCGAGGCATAACTGGCCAGCCGAGCGGTTACCCATCAGGCCTGGTCAGTTTCTACAATCCCAACGCTGCCTCGGCGACAAGGGCGTTCGTCGGCCCCCAACCAGTCTACGCCTCAGCCTCCCAGCAACCCGACGCCAACGGCAATCTCGTCACCTGGCCGAACTATGTTCCGGGTCGGGGAGTGGAGGTGCATCCGGCTTATACCCAGCTTGCACAGAACAGCAAGCTCCTGAATGCCGTGGCAGGTTCACCCGGCACCGGCCCGGATAACTGGACATACACGGTAGTCGATTCACCAACGATGGCAGTCACGGCCAGAACCGTAGGCAATTCCCTCACCTTCAGCGGAACAGCATCGCGTGGATATCTCAGTATGTCTCAGGCAATGGCCGCTCTGTCAGTCTACACATTCTCCTTCAATGCGATCTGTGACGGAGTGTTGCAGATTGACGAAATTCAGTATTGCTCACTCACTGGCGGAACTATCGTTGTCTCGATTGATGGAGCTGTCGTTGCTGATGAGAATGCTGTCCCTGCTGCCGGGGTTCATGCCTTTTCGATCAAGATCACAGCAGGAGCCGTAGGCGATACCGCTGCATTACGTTTCGGGATGGGTGCGAGTGCTGTAGCGACCGGGAGTGTGACGGTCTACGAGCCGCAACTTACCCTTAGTTCGTATGTAATGCCGTATGCCGCTACTGGAGTCGGGGAAACTGCCGCGATTGCATCAACCGCTGCAACCAGCAGCAACAACGGGCTGGCGATCCCGCTGAATGCACAGATGACCGCTGCACTGAGTGGCGGGGCGTTTACGGCTGCTGCATTGTGCTGGATGGGCGCGAGTAACACGGAAATATCTATTACAAGCCATAACTTGCTTTCCAACGGCAATGTAGTCACTATCGGCGGTCTTTATTTCCAAGCAATAGCCGGCCCAACTTATCCTATTGTTAAGTCTTACGACGGCGTAACAGCCCCTGCTATCACTGGCACATGGGACCGTGGAGAAATCCACCTCCGAGCAGTCCAGACCAACGCAGCAAAAACTCAATTCAGGGTAGGTTATCGCCGCTACAGTTCGGCAATGGTTGCCATAGATGCAAACATAGTCTGGGGGTCGTGGGTAGCCTATGACGGCAGCATGAACCCCTTGACGCATCTACGCTTCGGCTACGGCCTCACCGTCCCCATAGGCTTCCTTCAGACGCAACTCTGGAACAAATCTGCCAGTGATGCGGAGATCCTTGCAGCCTTGGAGTATGCAATATGAGTGAGTATATATCAGGGTTCTACATCGCAGACGCTCTAGGCTCCACGACAATTAACGGAATAATCCCACTCAACGCATGGCCAGTCTGCGTGGTGGATGGACAGCAGGTTGTCAATTGCATCTGGAAAAAAGGCCAGTGGCCAGCACCCGTTGCCGGTGAAGTGACGGAGGCGATTGAAAGTCTTCCATCGGCAACTATCGAAGGGATCACTGCCAAGGTGCTCGGAGATACGAGGGACGGGGTAGCCGATACCCCGCAGCTTTACGAGGTGTGGAAGCCGGGAATGTGGGTAGAAACAGGACAAATCTTGGTGCATGATATTGTTTCCGGCACCGGAGAAACGCAGACGATAGAGCGGAAACTGTACCGAGTTGTCTTGGAACACACTACACAGGCAGATTGGTTGCCTCAAGATGTCCCTGCTAGATATGTCGTTGTTGCTCCTCCAGGGGTAATCCTTGACTGGGTGCAACCGTTGGGGGCGCATGACGCTTACAACATCGGGGACAAGGTGCGCTTCGACGGAAAGATTTACGAGAGCAAGATTAATGCGAATGTGTGGAGTCCAACAGTATACCCTGCGGGGTGGAAGGAGATTATATGACCAAGGAAGAAGCGGACGAACTGAAAGCCAAAATATCCAGCATCCTCTTCGGCATCAGCGGAGAAGAATGCGATGATGCTGACGGATGGTGGGAAACTTCCACCGGGGCGGAGTTTGGCAAAAAGAAACTGGCCGAAGTGTTACAGGCCGTAGACGAGATGGTGAAGAGATGAAAAAATGGATTCTTTTGCTGGTGCTGCTGGCAGTTCCGATGCCAGTCCAAGCCGCCCCAGAATGGCAGCGGAGCATTCAGGTAGAATGGGGGTATGAGCCGCCGACAGACCTGATCGCCACTGGGTTCAGGCTGTACCAAGAAGGTGTAGAGGTTTGTGAGTGGGCAGTGCCTACTATCAGAACTGGTGACTGTGATGTAATTTTGACACAGAAATCGACATCGTTCACGCTGACGGCGACCTTCTCTGATGGTCAGGAGTCACCACACTCTGATCCTTACATCTTTGTCGATTGGGGGCCGAAGCCGAGAATTATCCGGCTTGAATCAAGATGAAAATACTTTGCATAATTCTTTGTTTGTTTCTGTCAAGCTGTAGCGTAATGCCATACAAGCTCTGCTCGAAGGTAGATCAACCTACATCACTTAGTGAGATTAAATTAACTGTTCATGAAGAACCGTTGTTGATGTCATCTTACCACTGCCATAAGTTAGCATGGAAGCTGAACCCATTAATAATGATAGCAGCTATAGGAACCATACCAGCATGTGCAGAAGTTACATACAGTAAAAAGAATCGTAAAGTTAAAGAATGTGAGGTATGGGTTCCTAGAGGTGATAAGTATATGCTTGAGCATGAGCTTCGACATTGTGAGGGGTATAAGGATAGTCTATTCTAAAAGGGGAAAAGTGATGAAGAAGACATTGATTGGATGTAGTTTGGTATTGCTTCTTGTTGGATGTGGGACAAAGACTGCGAATTATACTTTTAATCAAACTACTGCTGGAGAGCATGTTCCGAAGGTTGCTGCATTTGGTAGTGCATCTAATCCTACGTCACAAGATACTGGAAGAAGTTCGACTAATTCTGGGGGTTCAGGGAACACTATTATTATCATTGAGTCCAGTGCTCAAGATGCTAAGTCTGATCCAGATTTTAGTGGAATAGCTGATGCAGTTGTGGATAAGTTAACTGGTGGACTGACAGATATTCCAGCTATTGTAGAAGATTTGGCAGAGCCTGAGGCATTGGAAGATGTTGATCAAGGTAATGTGGTGGAGGTAGATTAATGCTAGTCAGAATACTGCTTACTTTGATAATTATAACATTTCCAGCATTTGCTGATGCTTCTCTTGAAACGTGTGTAAGGTCATGCCTTGATGATGTAACGCCGACCACGCCTACAACTCCCACGGTTCCAACTACTCCTACAACTGGTAGCAAGATCTTTCCAAGCCAAATTATATTTGAAAATCAAAGTGATGTAGCCACAGGAAAATATGCTGGCAAAGCACTTATTCTGTTTCCTGCAAGTTGGTATGGCAAGATTCTTTCTGTTGGACTAAATGGTGAGACAGGCTACAAAGATGAATATAAAGGTCAGCCGGTTTTCCGTTATACTAAAGAAGGCAGTGCATATTCAAGACCGTTGAAGATTGTAATAACTGCTACAAACGGGCAAGTTTATACTGCCTATACAGGAAGTGCAGTTACGCCAAACGCTGGGAATAATGTTGAAACTGTAAAGACATCTGGCTGGGCAAATAATAATCGAGATCATTATAGAATAACTAATTCTGGTGCATCATATGGTAAGAACTTTGTATTAGAGTTTAGTGATGGATCTAAATATACTGTACCAGATGGATCAGTACGAAAAGAATGGAGTGATGGTACTTTGTGGAAACCCAAATCAGATAATGATCCAAATAAAGCTGTCGTATTAGGTAAACGAAATGTTCATATAACTTCGGTGACTGTGAGGTATTGAAATGCAAGATACTCCTGTTTTAAAATCAGGTGTTAAGTCATCTGAGTTCTGGGTTTCTATTGTAGCTTTATTACCTTGGCTCGCCCAGCAATTTGGTTTCGATCCATCTATGGTTGCGGATACTGCTAGAGGAACAATAGAAATTGTTAGTAAAAATACTGGAAGTGATTTGCCCCTGGCGATTGCTGGAGCTTATGTTGTAGGGAGGCTTGTGTTGAAACATTTCAGGAGGAACTAATCAAACCATATGAGAGTAATTGCAGAGGCGAGTTTACAAATGTCTGAAAGAACAGGTGATGGATTACATTACGTCAAAGATAGATATTGTAAAGATTCGGAGCTTCCATGCTTTGCTTTTGACTCAAATGGTTTGTTAAAAATAGGTTGTGATAGGTTTAAAAAGCTGCCTACTGGAGTTAAGATATGTTTAGACAAATAGTTTTATGCTTCCTACTGGCAATGCCAGCATATGGGATGACAGGCCAAGTTGTGACTGTTGTAGATGGAGATACACTGAAAGTAGCGACGGATCAAGGAATTGTTACGGTCAGACTATATGGGATTGACACACCAGAAAAGAAGCAAGAACATGGTTTGGATGCAAAAGAAGTAGCGTCGAATCTAGTAATTGGAAAGGATATAAACTTTGCTCCTGTAGGAACAGACTTATACAAACGAACAGTTGCTGTAGTTATGTATGGTGATTTGTGTTTGCAAGAGCAGATGCTAATTTCTGGATATGCCTGGGTGTATCCGCAATATTGCAAAGAGTCGTTCTGTAAAGCCTGGAAGAGTTTGCAAAAGGTTTCAGAGAACAATAAGTGGGGGCTGTGGGCGAGTGAGAATCCTGTTGAACCATGGAGATGGAGAAAACAGCAGAGATGAATGGATGGTTGGAATACAGAGCAGGATTTAAGTATCAACTTACAAGTGCTTATTCACGACAGACAGAGATACTTGGATTTGATATTGATACAGCATATATAAAACTGTCTCCAGAAGGTCTACTGACATTAAAATGTGGATATGCTTCTGATGGTCCAAGTGGACTGACGTTTGATACTCGCAATTCTATTCGAGCAGCGTTCGTTCATGATGCACTTTATTATCTGATTAGAAACGGTTATCTTGATCAAGAATGGAAGAAGTATGCAGACAAACTATTCTATGAGATATTGCTTGAAGATGGCATGTGGAAACCTCGTGCATATATTTGGTACTGTGGAGTAAGGTGGAAAGGTGCGGAGTCATTATATCCTTCGAAAGAAAAACCAGTTCTGAGGGCACCATGATATTACGAGATGGAAGTGAAGTACTTGATTCAAGATTTGGGTTGATCAAGCAAGACGATCTGGTAGCAACTTCATTATTTGCTGCTGCTCCGCCGGATGGTGGGATTGATCTTAGCAAGCGTGAGTTGATATCTAAGAAAAGGATCAAGAAGTTTGGCGATCCGTTGCTGAATCAAGAGCATTGGTCAGCATGTGCAGGCATGACAATGACGGCTGCACTTGAACATGAACCTGGAATACGAACCATTGGCAGTGAATGGGGAATAAACTTTTATTTTGATGCACAAGATCATGACGAGTTTCCAGGTAGCGAGCGTCCGGGCAGTTCTATAAAAGGATATGGCACTAGCATGTTGGCTGTTTGTGAGGAGGCCAAGCGGCGAGGCTTAATCAAATCTTGGCATAGAGCATATACTATTGAAGAAGTAATTATTGGGCTTGGCTATTATTCGTGTCCATTATTTGGATTTACTTGGACTGAAGGAATGGCTGATCCAGATTCAAAAGGTCTAAGCCATCCGACTGGCAAGATAATTGGAGGTCATGCACATCTTGGGACGTTTGTAAATTTGCGAGATGAACTGATCGGTGGACCAAACTCATGGTTTGAGTGGAACAAAGTAATGCACGGATTCTGGGTAATGAAAATCTCAGATGTAGAGAATCGTATGAAGCGTGGTGGTGAATGTATTTTTATTGAGAAGGCATAGCTACCCCGGCCTGATGACCGGAAAGGAAGAGAAATGACCGAAGAGCATAAAGTAAAGTGCAATTTTGGAGATGATGGGATGTGCACTTTACATGGTATAGAAGTTGAACGACGTAAAGGAATGGAGGTATTAACTGCCAATATTCCGAAGATACTTACGTGGCAGAATAGGATTGTTGGATGGTCCTTGCTGGTGACAGTTTTTGTAGCAGGTGCATATGCATATATAACGGATATTAAGAATGAGATAAAGAGGGAGTATGCTGAAGGCATCGGAGCTACTTCTGTAGAAATAAAGATTATTACCAAGCAACTTGATCAATTATCTACTGGACAGGCAAGAGTTGAAGAACGTTACGAGGCGTTGTTAAGGTCATTGACTGAGATGAACTCAAGCATTAATACTCTTACTTATTTGCAGTTTGATGCTGATAGGAAAAAGGAGATTAAGAGTAAATGAGTACAGTCGAGCGGATTCAAGAATTGCTGAATTGTACTTCTAGGATTCCTGAGAAGGACAAGGCTGGGATCATAACAGCTCATGGAGTTGATTGCACAGTAAGGATAAAGGCATTGAATGATTGTTTGAAAATTGCTAAGGATGAGGAAAGCAAGAATGAGCGTAATTGAAGATCTCAAGAGGCATGAAGGATTTAGAGCAAAACCATATCTAGATACTGAAGGACATCTGACGATTGGGTATGGATTAAATCTTGATGCGGGGATTAGTAAAGAAGAAGCTCAGATGATTCTTGCTCATCGGGTGAGGAAAGTTCAGTTTGATCTTATTTCGAGATTGCCTTATTGGAATAGGCTATCTTCGGTTCGGCAGGATGTATTAATCAATATGGCTTACAATCTCGGAGTTGATGGATTGATGAAGTTTAAAGTAACTCTTAGCATGATTGAAGTTGGAAGATATGAAGAAGCAGCGAAGCAGATGCTTAAAAGTAAATGGGCTAATCAGGTTGGTTATCGTGCCACTGAACTGGCAGCTAAGATGCGAGGTGGGAAATAATGGCCCTGTGGACCCCAGCCAGTATTAGCCCGGCTGCGAACCCATACACGTGGCTCGATTTTAGCGATGCCGCTGCCAGGACAATCGATATCGGCATCACCCAGATTGCCGATAAATTCGGCAACGGCAACCACGCTACTCAGTCTGCGGATGCCAGTCAGCCAGCGGTATCGTCCGCGGCGATCAACGGCCTCGATGCCGCATTGTTTGACGGATCAAATGATCGTCTGGATTTCACCTCGGCGGTGTTGCAGCCGAAATCAACGCTGTTTATAGTTTTTAAACCAACCATTGAAGTAGTTCTTGGATTTTTATTTGGGCAGTATGTTGCTGATGGAACAGGTAGAACTGGTATTGCTTGTAATCAAGTTTCATCGGGTACTACAACGTCTGGTCAATTAAATCCATTTAATACTACCTCGTCTAGCGGTGCTGGAAGTGGCGGTGTAATTAACCATTTTCCTATATCCAATTCCCCAACTATAGTTACGTTATCCTTAGATATTCCAGGAACTGAAAACTTCAAAACATATAAGCACGATGTGCTGCAGGACAGCGCGACCATCACTGCGGTCTATACTGCCATCTCGTCGGCATTAGGAGCCGCATGTGCTGAGAGTAGTCTGTATTTTTATGATGGCCTGATCGCTGAGTTAATTGTCCTGCACAGTGTCGCCTCGGCCGAGTTGCGCAATACCATTACCGGATACCTGGCGTGGAAATGGGGGACGGTGGCGGATCTGGCTGCCGATCACCCCTACAAATCAGCCGCCCCGACGACAAATAAAGTTTCAGGAGTAGTAACTGTAAATGGTTCTCCAGCAGCTAGAACAGTAGCAGTTTTTCGTCGATCTGATTTTACGTTACTTGGAACAACAACGTCAAATGCAACTACTGGGGCCTTTGAGATATCAAATGGTTTGATTCCAGCAGATGCTAACGCACTATTAGTAACAGCAATTGACGCAACTGGTACTTATAATGCTGTTTCTGTAGATTATATAACTTCGGTTAGCTAATGAGTTATACCCCACCAGCAGGAGATGCAATAGTTCTTAATTTCAGTGGGAGTTATACCCCTCCTACTGGAGATGCAATAGTTCTTGCTTTTGGAGATACTGTTCCGAATGCAAGCACTGAATTAAGTGCTGTAGCATCGAATAGCTCAATTGGAGCTAAGGTTGCAGTAAATTCTTGCGAGTTGCTAGGTTATGGAGATTTAGTTGATACATCAACAAAGATTGGGGCAGGTACAATTAGTGTATCAGCAGTAAGTGAATTAACTGTTACATCTGTTAAAGTAGGAATAGGAAATAGTACAATATTTGCTGTATCAACTATTACATCTGATGGAGAGGCAGTTTTTGCAATACCTTATGGGTCAGTATATCTAACTGCAATATCTGCTATAGAGGTAACAGGAGCAAAACTTGCTCGTGGTCCTCCTGAGTTATCATCAATTGTTGGAAGTATATCTTTCGGAATAAAGGTTGCGGCTGATGCTGCTGAACTATCAGCAATAGCAGATGTAATAACTGACGCACTTACAATTCATGAAGTTGAATTATGGGAAGAAGTTTCAAGAATAACTAGGACGTTCACTGAGCAGTCTGTAATTTCTAGGCAGTATTCAGGAACGTCACTGATTGACAGAATACTTACAGAAAATTCAGCATTAACTACAGAGTATTCTGGTAATTCATTTATAATTAAAGTTTTTAAAGCAATATCACATTTGAGGAATACATAATGGGCGCTTTTGTAGCAGCAGCAAAAAACACGATGCTTGATGCACTCACCGTTGATCGGCTTTCACTGCATTCTGGTGCACCTGGAACAGATGGACTGTCAAACGAATTATCTGGTGGAACTCCTGCATATGCTCGCAAAGCATGTGTGTATGCAGCAGCTTCTGGTGGAGAAAGACTGTTGAACGCTGATGTAACTTTTGACGTTCCAGGATCGACAAGTGTTCAGTATGTTGGAAAATGGAACTATAATAATGGCACGATGATTTTTCACGGCTCAGATCAGGTAACGACTGAATCTTATGGCGCGCAAGGTCAGTATATTGTTAAGGCAACTACAAGTAAACTCTCTTTGACTGATCCGGCATAAGGTATAATTATGGCTATTCAGAGTGGATTTTTCAAAGGGCAAGTTGGGGCTAAGATTATTTTAGAAACTGGTGATAGTGCTGCTCTATTGGCTACTGCAACAGTTTTGAGGATTAACTACTGTTTGCCTTCAGGAAATACTGGATCGTGGACAGCTGCGCTGGAAGGTACATCATTGGCATATACAACTACTGCTATAACAAATCTTTCAGAATCAGGCTTGTACAAAATACAGGCATATGTCGAAGGGCCTGGATGGAAGATGCCTGGAGAAATTGTCGAGATGTATGTTTCTGCTCCGATTGTGGCTATAGCATAAAGGACACATCTTAATGTATGTACTAACTATTGATCAATCCCGCTGTGCAGACTGTGGGAATTGCGAACGAAGATTGCCTGGGCTGCATTCGAAAGTAATAGATAATAAGTTGCTTGTGAATGAAGTTAATTCTGATGTAGATTTTGTTGCGATATTTCGTGCGCTTGCTGACTGTCTTACTGAGGCATTAAGTTTTCGGAGGTTCAATGGCTGATCAACTCGATGTAGCGTGGGAACAAACTGAGATACATCTGAGAGAAGCATTAGCTAATCGAAAAGTTTTTTATGGAGAGTCAAGAACGCATTGTTTGGACTGCGAAGAACCAATCCCTGAAGGTCGTCGCAAAGCAGTTCCTGGTTGCCAATATTGTGTTAGGTGTGCTGAGGAGTTGCAGGGATGAGCCACCACAAAAAAGGAAGACCAAAAAATCGCAGGGCTGGCTGTTTGATGTGCAAGCCCTGGAAGGTGAATGGAACAGGAAAAGGCGGTAATCTCGGAGATCTTCCTGAAAAGTACTCCGATTTTCGGCGCAGGACGTTCGCTGAGGAAGAGGTATCTAAGGTATGATAAAGGATTTCAACTACACTGCGCCGCCGACGGTCGCCAAGTTCATGCGCTCAAACGCCTTTCACAGGGCGATCAGCGGCCCGATAGGATCCGGAAAATCAGCCGGTATGTGTGTGGAGATCCTCCGCCGCAACCTCGAGATGCCCCCCTGGAACAACGGTAAAAGATCATCTAAGTGGGCGATTGTACGTAATACCGTAAAACAATTACGCGACACGACTCTTGCTACTTGGATGCACTGGATGCGTGACCTCGGCACTTGGCATGAGTCGAAGATGACATTTCGGCTCAAGTTCGGAGACGTGGAGTCCGAGATCCTGTTCCTGCCGCTCGACACCATTGACGATATAGGAAGAGTTCTCAGTTTGGAGCTAACAGGCTGTTTTATCAACGAATTTCGTGAGGTGCCTGTACCGTTGTACGCAGACATCAAGGGCCGTCTGCGCCGCTACCCGAACCCGGTTGAGGTGCCTGGGGCATGGTACGGTCTGATCATGGATACTAACCCGCCCGAGATCGACAGTGCCGCCTTCAAGCTCATGGAGCACCTGCCGCAGGAAGAGGGCAACGACAACAGCATTATCGAGGTCGACACCTTCAAGCAGCCATCTGGCCTGTCGCCGCAGGGTGAGAACCTCGACCACCTCCATCCTGACTACTACAAGGACCTCGCCAAGGGTCAGACCAAGGCCTGGGTCGATACCTACATTCACGGTCTTTACTCACCATCCATGTCTGGTAAGCCGGTCTACGGGGCGACCTTCCGTCCCGAGCGGCACGTGTCGCCAGTGCATCTGCAGCCGGACCCGGACCTGCCGGTGATCATCAGCTTCGATTGCGGATTAACGCCAGCTGCGACTTTCAAACAGATGTCACTCGATGGCCGGGTCAGGGTTCTGCGCGAGGCTGCCGAGTTTGATATGGGCATGAAACGGTTCAGTCGACTGCGCCTGCGGCCAATCATCAAGAACTTCTTTCCAAACAATCCGCTGATCTTCATCGGTGACCCGGCCGGTAGCCGGCGGGCCGACTCCGACGAGTCCTCGGCGTTCAAGGTACTGAAGACCGATTACGACGAAGACGGAGCGATCGTCAAGGCAGCATCGACCAACGACCCCAAAGTGCGCATCGAAGCGACGGAGCACATGCTCAGTCAGTATCCGGATGGCGAGCCGCTGATGATTATTGACCCCTCTTGCAAGCTGTATATCGAGGCCCTGCGCAGCAAGTACCGATACCCGAAGAAGAAGCTCTCCGGTGAGTTCTCGGATAGCCCAGAGAAAAACGCATGGTCCCATATAGCTGAGGCCGGACAGTATGGTGACTTATATCTGCTTTCTGGCAAGTACGACCCGGCCGATCATGTTCGAGTAGACTATAACCCGCTTAATCAGCTTCAATCTTACCGCCCTGCCCAGAAAGAAGGCTATTAAACCAAGCACTTAAAGAGGCGACAATGAAATACAACTTCGATGAACTGTCCAAGCTCGGCACCCACCTGAAGGGCACCCTCGCCCAGTTCATCAACGACCGGGCTCTCTGTGAGGCACAGTGGCTGAAGAACCTGCGGCAGTACCTCGGCAAGTATGATCCGGAGATCCTCCAGTATATCCAGGAAGAACGCTCCCACGTCTACCCGCGTGACACCAAGGTCAAGATCAAGGGCGGAGTGGCCAAGATGATGGAGATGATGTTCCCCTCTCAGGACCGCAACTGGACCCTGTCGGTGTCGCCGTCCCCCTCCATTCCGAAAGACGCCCTTGAGAACATCCTCGCCAACCTGCAGCAGACCGGAGAGCCGATCAGCAGCGAGACGATCGAGCGAGCGGTCAGGGAGTTCGCCGAGGACCGCAAGGGCAGGATGGAGACCGAGATCGCCGACCAACTCTCCGATGCCAATGTCGACCATCCCCAGCTTTGCAAGCGGGTCACCCGCAGCGGCTATATCTACGGTTTCGGCGTCGCCCGCTGCCCGATGGTCCGCACTCAGCGAGAGCGGTATTGGGAGATGGACCCAGCCACCGGCGCCTATGTCGCCAAGGAGAAGACCATTCGCCGGCCATACCCGGAGTATGTGCGGATCTGGGACTTCTACCCGGACCTATCGGCCAAGTGCTGGGAGGACCAGGAGATGATGTTCGAGCGGGCTGTCCTCAGCCGGCACGACTTCCGGGAGTTGTCCAAACGTGACGACTTCATCGGCAAGAGCATCCGCGAGTACATCAAGGACCATGCCACTGGCAACTACCTGGCCAAGTCCTATGAGGCCGAGTTGCACACCCTGGCCAAGACCTCGAACCTCGCCGACCGCACCGCCCGCAGGTATGAGATCTACCGTGGCCTCGGCTTCATCTCCGGGCATACCCTGGCTGCGGCCGGCATTGAGATATCTGAAGACAATCTCGACATGGATATCCTGGCCGACCTGTGGTTCGTCGACGACGTGGTGATCAAGGCGGTGGTCGCCCCCTTCGGCAAACGCCCCTCCGATCAGTACCATGCTTTCATCTACACCGAGGATGAGGACAGCGGCCTGACCGGCGTCGGGATGCCGGAGGAGATCAGGGATTCACAGATGTCGCTCTGTGCTACCACCCGGGCGATGATGGACAACATGGCGGCGATCGCCGGTCCGATCTTCGAGGTCAACACCGAGTTGCTGGCCAGGGGGCGCAAGAACATCGGCCCCATTCATGCCTTCATGACCATTGAGCGTGAGGGCGACGGGGTCGCTGCCCAGTACCCGG